CTCCACCAACGGAGGTATTTCCAGAAGCATCAACAGAAAGATCGGTTACATTAACTGCGAAGGTAGAACGTGAGCCTAGTGCCCCAAGACCATCAATAGTAAATGCGGCAGTTTTAGCTTCAATATTAGTAGAATTAAGCCAGTTTATTTTAAGATATTCGTTACCAGTAGCGGAAATATTAGTGCTATCAGAAAACATCCACGAACCAGCAAAGTATCCCTCGCTAAGTCCAGCATCGTAGAAAATACCAGTAAGATGTCCAGCAGGAGTTGGAACGGTATCGCCAACATTTAAGTTATAACCATTCAAATACGAGGTTGCCTCAATGGTTGGAGAAGATATTGAGCCGCTGCTCGTGTCCATGTTAAGGGTCTGTAGACCATCAATCTGAGTAGTAGCGCTAAAACTGCCACCCCACGTTAGATCAGTAGTACCAACAGTAAGAGTAAGTGCTGAAAGACTAGTGTCTAAACTCACCCAACCAGTAGGGTCGACTGTAAAGTAACTGACATCGAAAGAAGCTACACCATTTGACATAGTGGATGCGGGTGCAGCCGAAATAGTAATAGTGTTATTTGTTACAGCAGTAGTAATGACTCCATCACCAACAACACTTAGTGTATCTGATGCTAAATCAACAGTATCAGTACCACTATCACCAGCCATGTCTAATGTGCTAGATGTGGTAATCGCTGCTTCGCCTGCAACAGTTAAACGACCTTGAGCATCAACAGTAAATGTAGGAATAGCACTTGATGACCCGTAAGATCCTGCAGTTACGCCAGTATTTGTAAGAGAAATAGTAGAACTGTTACCAGCATCATCGTTAGTAACCGAAATACCTGTTCCTGCAGTAACAGCACCACCAACTGTATCGTAAATGTATTCAGCGATGGATGTCGAGGTATCGTTGATATACAAATTACTTACAACAGTTTTACCAGTTCCATTAGGAGTAATTAATATATTGCCGTTCGTATCAGTAGAAGAAAGTGTATTTCCGTTCAATGTTAAGTTATCAACATTTAATACATCTATCTTACTGTTTGCGTCTACAACAATCGCAGAACTAGCAGTTAGTGTGCCAGCGGTATGGTCTAATCGATCAGTAAAGAATTTACCACCAATCACATAATGATTAGCAGCATCTCCTGCTGTTTCTGTACCCATACCAATGTATAGTCTGTCTCCACCGTTTGATCCATTATCGGTTAACGCAGAATATGCTAATTCTCCTGCGCCTAGAGTTGTTGGATTTCCAGCGGTGGGAGACCGCTTAATTCTAATTATTGATGCCATCTAGTATTGTCCTCCAGTTATATCCTGCTGTTCTAATTTTATTGTTGTAATCCATTGACCTGTAGTTTGGTTATAGACCAGCACAGATCCTGTTTGCAACCCCTGTGTAGTAGTGTTAACGTTTGCCAACTCTTCTAGATTAGAAGAAGTACTTACTGTTGTCGACACAGAAGCTGTAGTTAAGAAATCTTCCAAAACTGTAGCTGTTGTATCCGCCACTTTTATACCTTTTCTATATTTTTGTTATTTGTGGTGTTACAATAACGATACCCTCAATCACTCTTGTTTTAGATCCTACTAACGAAGTAACCTCTACATCATAAAGATATCTACCTCCAGGAATGTTATCAGTCTCAGAAGAGGTAAATGAAATTCTAACTTTTCCTTCTGAAGCACTAGCAACAGCAGTCGTAAAGGTATAAGCTGTTGAAGAGCCATAAGATTTACGCATCTGAGCTGCGACAGTATATCCAGTTAAATTTAAAGCAACTCCGTCAGCTCCAGTAACTGTAATAGTGTTACTAAAAGCAGATCCTTGATCGATATAAATGTTGGATATTGTAGCCATATTTACGGATTAAGATACATTTTTACTTGTTTATTTATAATACCCACATGTTCATCAGCCCCAAAATATCTTTAATTTTTACTAGTTTTTAAGATATTTATATTGTTTTGCAATTAAAAATTGTTATGTAGAAAGAGATCGACTGGCATAGCTAGTCTAATATTTCCCTGGTAAGATGACACAAAATGATATAAAAAACTTGGAAAAACAACAATATCGCCACTTTTAGGCATTATTGAAAAGTGGTCAAACCATGGCTCAAACCTCTCATCATACCCTCTATTTGAATTCTGTCTTGGATCAGTAAAGGTTATTAAACCTCCTGAGGAAATCTCCTCGCACAGTAAATAGAATACAGCTGAAATTTGAGAACCTCTGTGATTGTGGTAATTTATACTATAATCTCTTCCAGTTCCAGTAATCCAACTATGTATCTTATATGAAGCCCAATCTTTTATTGATTTATTTAGCGATTCATTTAGAAAGGCATCAAATGCTGGTAAAACAACACAATTTTTAAAAGTTTGAACAGCTTCTGTTTCTTCCCCCAAAATATTATTCTTACCAAAATCACTCGGTGGAAGCTTAACATCAAAATTATATAAAATGTGATTTATGAAATCATCCCTATATTTATCTTCCATTGTAGAGTTATACAATGGAGTACTCCAAAGTTGTTTAATCATGTATTTTTCTTATCATCAAATTTAAAATCATAGAATAAATTCTTGTTTAAAATACTCTTTTACATCTGGACACATACCTTGTGTATCATCAAAATTCCAAGTTATTTCCTCTAAAATTTCGTTATAAGTTTTTAGGTCTTTACTATATTCAATAAAATATGGATCATTACCATACAATAATTTTGGATCGTTTAAATAATTTATTGGATCTCCCCCAAAATTTTCTGCCAACCACCTAGCATAACAAATACCTACCATATAAGACTTAGAAGGATATACCCATCCCTTATTTTTTGTCCGAAAATAATCAACAGCATGATAAGTTATATTTTTGGTTATCTCAATTTTAAATTGTTTTAAGTCATCAATATGGATAGGATTAGTCCTATGATATATTTCCTGACGTACTTTCCATTCTTCCATATTTATACCAATCAATTAAATGTTTAAAACCATTGCAACTATTATCTAGAGAATTAACTGTTCGTAAATGTTCTGATAAACAATTTCCATAATACTCACATTTAGAACAATATTTATTCTTAGAAACTCTATCCCGTTCTAGTTCGCACCAATTAAAATACTCTGATAAAGTATCGTATTCCAAAAAAAACTCATTATCATTTAAATCGAATTCTAGGACTCCATATTTTCCATTTGGTGTAATGTAAATATGATCGTCTGAAAAGCTATTTCTTTTTCCACTTAATACTTCTTGCAATTGAAATTCATTACTTAACTCAAATTTTCTGGCTGTATTATTAATCCATTTTTTAACAAAGTCTTCATAGCTATTATATGATATTTTATGTTGGTTAGCTTGGTTTGGGCTATATGGTTTTATCTCAACAGATTCTAAATTGTGTAAAGTGTTAAAAATTGAAACCATTTCGTTTACTTCTTTAGAAAGTAGTGTTGTGCTAGCCAACATCAAAATAGAAAATGGTTTATTAAGTAAAGCCATATTTTTAAATACTCTAACATGGTCTTGCCTCACCTCAAAGTCATAACTAACAGAAGTATATACTCTAGGATCAGAAGTTATTTCATTAACAGCTGATAAATTAGTAATTAGATTAATTTTTTCAACACCAAACATATGTAAAATTTCAATCAAATTATTCCAATATTTTTTATCCAATAATCCAACTTCTCCCCCATATATATCAACCATAGATATTTGTTTTTGTGCCGTTATTTCTGATAGCATTTCCGCTAGTTTGTTGATTGGAAGTAGTTTTCTATCAGATAACTGATCTTCTGTTAAATAACAAAAATCACAGCGGAAGTTGCAGTAATATATTGGATTAATTGATAAGATCATAATGTCCAGGAAATATTGTGTTCTATATCTTTAGCTGGACTAATACAATCTTCTGTATTTAATATTTGCATAAGAGAATGAACTCCACGCTCAGAACATTGTGCAATCAATTGACAATTTTTACATTCTCTAGCATTATATGCAAAATCGTATTGATCAATTAAACTTTGATTATAAGAATTATAAAGTCCTTCTACAGTCCAATCAGTTTTAACCTCAAATACCTCATCAAAGTTAGCTAACCCTTCTAAAATAAATGGCATTAAATATAGTTTTCCACCTTTGTAAAAAATGTCCCAATCCCTACCTTCAGAGTTTTTTATTTCTGCAATATCAACTTTTATACCATATTTTTCCCTAGCTGATGCTTTTACTGTTTTTAATTTTTTTGCTGATTGAATAAATTTTTCAGAATTTAATTGTTCCCTAAGATTAGTTCTAGAAGAACCCAGTATCAAATCTAAATGGAGATCTCCAAAAAGTTTTTCATCATACATTTTTAAAATTAATTCTTCTGTTATATTTTTATTGAATTCTCTATCATAAATTATAGAAGCCTCATAGTTTATTATTAAATATGTCTTAGTGTGCAATACATCTGGCATATAAGATAATACTAGATCTCTTCTGCGTCTAATTTTATTGATATATGTAGCATTATCTATGTGGAACGCTTCAAATGGAATTACAAATTTAACCATTTTTCCAGCCAATAACCAATTTAGTTGTTTACCAAGTTTTATATAATTTTCTTCAAATGGATCTAAGAATGCACAATTAATAGCAGTTTTCATAAATTTTTGAGAAAAAAACTTTATCCTCTCGCTTAAAAGAATTTTATCTTTATTAAAACTGGTCATAATATCAGTTGGTCCAATAGCTAAATTCATAGCAGGAAAGCCATTATTATTTAATTCATCAACTAGAAGCTCTAAGCGATCAAATTCTTCTTCGCTGGGATAAGAATTTCCTTCTTTATCAACATTACAACCAGTGCAATTAAACTGACACCCATTAGTAATTTCTAACGTAAAATCAATTAATGTTGTTTGCATGTATAATATCCTGAGCAAGTTTTTTCATTTTAATGCAATGGGATTCAGTAATTCCATGATCTTTGTGATCTTTTATAGTTTTTTTGCATCCGTTGCAAATTTCAAACATTGGACAACCGTAGCAGTTATCAGTCATAGTTTGGAGATCAAACTGATACTTCAGCGGTCTAATTGAAGCTCCAGCCATTTCAGTTTCAAAATTAATTGGATATTTCATATCATCGCCAAATGCACCACAAGAATAATAATCTCCAGAAGGTTGCAACGCACGAATGTTGGCGTCACATTCTCTATTTTGAGGACAGCAAGTAGTATTTCCTCTCAAACGCTTCATCATTTGTTTAGTATTAAATTCCCATGGCGATAACCCGAGTTTCCATATATCAACATATATTTCATAAATTTTAGCTAAAAGATACGGTTTACCTTGATGTCCAATAGTAATGCCCTTAAATGTAACTGGTGGTCCAGAAGACATAGCATAGTTTAGTTTACATTCAACATCCATAGCTTTAGCTAACTCTACATTTTTAATAGCTACATGCTCGTTTTCTTCAGTTATAACAGAAATAAAATCTGGTCTATATCCACAATACTTTAGCATTGTATCAGAAACATTCCAAAAATCTTCTTCTGAAAATTCAGTTAAATCTCCCTTCAATCTACCACCACCGTATTGAAAAGATGTAGTAATTCCCATACGTTTATTATTAAATAAAGAAACCCACTTTTGGGGTTTTTTATAAAATGGATATAGATTTGTGGTAAAACTAATTGTAGTTGAGTAGTTGCGTTCGTCCAGCCAATTAATTATTTTCCAATAATAATCTGGATGCATCATTAAGGGATCGCCGCCATTTACAATAATTGTATTAGTTTCTGGATACCGAGTCAAAAACTCGAATATCTTAGTGTGATCTAATTCTGCGGCTTTATTATCAGTAATATGAGTTGAGGAACAAAATGTACATTTAAAATTACATTTTTCTGTTGGTTTAATAATTAGATCCATAGTGGTTTCTTATCGCTTGATTCATTAACTCTCCATCCAAACAATAATGATGTTCGTGGTGTGTCACCAAAGTATGGTTTTACTCTGTGATGCAAAAATCCAGGAAATACAATTAAACGATTCTCTTTTGGTAAAATATTTATTGTGTTGCTAGGATAGTCTGCAAATGTCATATGTTTGTATATAGCTAATTCCCCACCAACCCAATTATTATCAGAATATGCAGAAGCTACATAATAAATTGCTGTAATATATCCTTGTTCTGCTATATCATGGTGTGGTTCATATAGATGGTTGTACACCATACTTTCATCATATTTGTATAAGCAACCTTTTTGAATGTCATTTAAAGACAAAGAAGTATAATCAATATTGTTTTCAGCGCAATATGTTATAATTGTTTGGTTTACACAATTAAACAAAAACTTCTGAGCAATAGTTAAATCGCATTGATTTTGCCCAGCAATAGTGGTATCAATAAAAGATTCTTCCTTTAAATTGGTGATAATAGATTGATCGTCAACAAATTTATCTATTACATAAATTGACGTTTTCCAAAGATCAAATTTTTGAAACATAACCAGTTATCTTACCCAATAATCCCCATGTCTAGAAAAACCAAATTGTTTCATGATTTCTCTATGATATGGTTCATGAGTAATTCTACGTTGATTCATAGTTAGATGAAGACATTCTAAGTATGTACCAGAAGGACATATTATTCGGTTATCACCAAACAACTGAATAAGATCGCTCCACATTCTACGAATTAAATTTCTATTTTGAGCTTTAGATTTCCTATTCATATAACCTGCAGTTTTTATACTGCCTATAATAATTTCGTCGCTATAAATGTGGATCATTGCAACACCCTTTTCAATTTTTTCTTTATCTTTACAGTGTACCCACTGAACATCGTATTTGCTGCGTTGACAATCATCATATAACTCTGGATCAGTTTGTTTATCTCCAAACCAGATAAAAAAATACGCACGACGAGAACATATCCTAGGAACAACTGGATATGTAACTCGAAGATAATCTTCTTGAATTTCTATGTCTTGTGGATAATTTTTAGGATGGGGATGTAAAGCTTCTTCGCTGTACTCGTACATCGTCAATATATCTGTGCGTAATTTTGTAGACACACTCATCAAGTTCTTCCCTAAATTTATAGTCATGCTGCATGAAACAACCAAGTCCACAGCGATCTAAATATTCACAAGAAACACAATTATATTTGTCTAGAAATTTATTTTCTATTTTAGAATTATCCATTGCTTCTATTTTAGAAGAATAAAATTTTAAAACTTTTTCATCTTGGACCAAATTCCCACAATTACACATTGTTCCATCAGCTAAAACTAATTTGCTAGTTCTACAAGACACATAATTCTTATCATTCTCAATCCAATCGGCAACTGGATGACATTTTGGATATTTATCAATTAGGTGTGTAAACACATTTAATAATTGTTGATCTGTTGGAGCTTGTAATTTTGCAGACTCATCGGGCATATAATAATCAAAATAGATATAATATCCTTTATTATATAACTCTTTAAAATAAGGATCTTTATCCTGTAAAATGTACTCTATGTTTGGAGCACTTAATAACATACTAATACACTTTACTGTTTTACCAAAATGCTCCATGTTAGATTTAAACAATATAAAGTCATTAATGTTAAATCTTCCCCGTGGGTCATAAGAAGTAACTAAATTAGAATCTAGTCCAATAGTTTCTGAATACGAAAGTAAGTCTTCAATATATTCTACCTTATCTGTTACTAGGTTACTAACCCAATTAATTTTTACTTTTTTGCTGTATTTTACGCTAAGATTTTTAATTCCTAAAGCTAGTTCTTTATACTGTTGTAAAAGAAAATTATCAAATATCTTAGATGCGAAAATCTCGCCGCCCATAGCATTAAATACTACAGATGAACGAGATTCTGTTTGTAAAAACTTTTCAATAGGTTCGAGTTTATTAATAATAGAATCCAAACCAGTTTTATTTTCATGATCTTGCCAACAAAAAGAACAACTTAAATTACAGTATTCAAATAAATGTAATGTATATTCTTGTTCTGGATCTCTTTTCTTATCAATTATAAACTCACGCATAATTATAAAAGTCTATATGTTGATAAATCCTCTTTATTAAACTTTTTGCTGAAAAAATATTGTAATAGCGGGAAATTTACATTTTGAAAATCAAATCTTGGAACTAGAGAAGTATCAAATGGTTTAGCGACTACATAATCTATAATGCTATCTAATTCGGCATCAGACATACTTTCTTTAGCTGCAATTTTTAACCAGTTTTCTAATGTTTCAAATGGAGAATCATTTATTTGCATTCCCTCAACTTTACTGTAAACACTAAACAAGGTTTCCGTTAACCCATGAGCAGTTTCATCGGAAATTCCTTCAATTTTACATATCCCAAATATTCCCTTATCAATTTCTGATGACATTTCCCAGATTGAATCATCTGCGTAATACTGTAAACAATCAATTCCTGCCAACGGATCTAGTCTAGTAACATCAATTAAATCTGGATCAATTTCCATAGAAGACAAAAATTTATGGTTTGTTAAGTTTAATAAAACCATCTGCCTGTTATCTGTAAAAAGCTCTTTAAACCAACGACGCAAAAACATATGCAGGGTTGTTTTTAATTTTTGTTTATAATTTAGTGATCCAGATAAATAATCAGAAATTAAAAATTCATATGACAAATTTAAATTTAATGCCTTTAAATTCTCTAACCGACCAGAATTTAAATTAGTTTCCTTTTCCCAATACTCTGCAGCATCCCCAAGACCATTTTTATTCCAAATATTTTGCAATTTTACGCTATAATTGGAAGATAGTTGTGTGTTTGAAACTGCTCGTTGATTATAGACTAAAAGATCTAATATTTTTTTAAATGATGAGATATTTAAATTTGGTAATATAGTTTTCAACCATTGTGTTAAAAATGTTTTATATGCCTTCGTGTCACAATAAATAAACACTTTTTTACCAGTACTATCACTATGCGTTTTTATTTTTTCTACTAATCTTACTAAATCCATATTCGCTAATATAACATTTTCATAAGAAGCTCCATATAAAATTAACTCGCCGTAAGAAATTTTATCCAATTCTGATAACATCGGTTTACCGTATTGATCAGATATAACTACTCTATCGTAGTTAATATCAATTTTCTCGTCAAACTCGAGATAAACTTTATTAAACAGATGCAACATTTTGAAATTCCTTTATCGTTTGTAATTTTACTTCATTATACTCATTAGCAGATAAATCTCCAGATGCAATATTGTAAGTTAAAAGAAACATTGGATTATTTTCATTTGCCCAATACGAATATAGGTTTTTTCCTTTAAACATATATTCATTAAAATATTTTTTATAATTTACAACAGCACTCTCATCGAGTGTTTGATATAAATCGTACATTTCAGGATTTTTAATTAAACTTAGAAAATTAACTCCTACCAAAGAATCAGTATCATCGGTTGGAAAATTTTCTACAAAATCTTTAAATTCTTGACTGTCTACAATTAACATATTATAAAGAGTTAAGCTATCAACTCTAGTAATCCAATGTTTAATAATATCATTGTTTTCTTTTATAAATCTTTCATCTTGCTTTTTAATCAAACCCTTAAATTGCATTAAAAGCGAAATTACTACTAATTCTAATGATCTAATATTAACAAGCATTGAAAAATGCATATATTCTTTAATCATGTTATAACATTCTTCTTCGCTACAATCTTTAAAATCAATATCACATGGGATGTCTAAGTTGCTCAAATATGTTAATAGTTTAGATCCTTTAATACTACTATTTTTATAATCAATGATATATAAAATATCTTTATCAACAAAAAACTTTTTCAAATTATCTATTGAAAGCGGAGCAGTGGTATTTACAATATTCATTATCTTCTTCCTCTAGAACCATGACATGATGAATGACAAGAAGCATGACAAACATTAATTTGTACAGTAACCGTATTACCTCTAACTGTATTGTATGCATTACGCATATTTCCAAATAATGTTTCCAATCCAAGTTCGCTGACTGTAGTTGCAGCCTGCGCTCCATCCGTTGATGGAGCAATACTGGTATCTTGATAACCAGTATTTAAATATGCAACTGCTGTACTATCGTATATAGTTCCAGGAGTAGGTCTTGATCCAGTATTTCCGCCTCCACCATCAACAAATAAAATTGCACGTAAGTTTCTTATAGAAGTATAAACTTTGGTTTCAGCTAGTAAAACATTATAGACTTGCGATGCTGTAATAATATCTCCTGTTGCGCCAATAGTACTACCAGTAATTCCAATAGTTTTACCAGTAGTTGTTCCACCAAAATAAGAGGTGCTCATTTCACTAAATGGAACAGAATTTGTTCCCCAGGATATATTTGCGTTTGCTGTATCCCTAACATAATCAGCAAACCGATCAACAATATTTTGAGTGGTAATTGGGCTAGTTAACGAAGCCATATTCTTTCCTTATTGTCCAAATTTTCTTTTTATTGCTTAACAAAGATTTCATTAAGCTTTTTGGTGCTCCGCATATATCATCCTGCCAAGCTAACTGGTGGCAATCTCCTCCACAGTATTGGAACACTTCACAGGAATAACATCCTGGATTTCTGTTCCTTTCGCATGCAATATTATTGAGCCTCATAGGATTATTTATAAGATTTTCCATTGGCTCCTCAATATTTCCAAAATGTTCTTCTGGAGCAGAATTTGGACATCCAGCAACAGAACCATCAGCATTTAAAGTGAAGATTTTTTCTTCACAATCTCTACAAAAAGTCCCTCCTCCTGTAAATCCAGTTTCAAATTTAGAATATATTGTCTCTAAAAAGTCATTATAAAACCAATCTCTGGCTCCATATAACTTGCTTTGCTCGTGCATTTTTAAGAACCAAGCATCTTGCTCCAAATTAGTTGGAAATATTTCTGGGAATTTGTTAGCTGAGCCGTTGCCTGTTAACCTCTCAAAAGATACTTCTTGAACTCCCAATTGTTTAAGCCAACTTAACAGATAAATTGGCTCTATTGAAATAGTATCTTTCGTTACACTCACAAACAAACGAATTGTTACATCATTTTCTAAGAGAGATCTTACGTTTTTATACCAAAGCTCGAACTGTTTATCATTTGCAAACCTAATTTTTGGATCCCAACTGGTTCCAACTCTGTTATTCAAACATTCTCTAATAAAAGTATAATGCTCATCATACAAACGCAACACCAGATTGCTAGTCATACCCCAAGTAGAATTCGGTAAAGTTACAGAATCGTAAACATTTCGCAACTCACCCACATTAACTAAAAGTGGTTCTCCTCCATGGAACTCACAATGAACTGTGTCATGACTATTAATATATTTTGAAAACCTGTTTAACCAATTAGATACAGCTGTAGGATTCCAATAAATTTTTGGTCCATCAATGCCATTCGTAAAACAATGTTTACAATTTAAATTACAAGTTTCAGTTGTTTTTAGATATAACATCCAATTCATAATCTTTAGCCTTATCAATTAAAAAGTTTTCTAAACCAAAACTCAACGTCAGCGAAGGATGGTTATTTAATGCCTTATGCGAAGTATTAGCTGGAATAAAAATTTCTTCTCCTTCCTCTAATAGTTTAGTAATATTACCAATTATTAATGTTTTTGTTCCACTACAACAATATATAATTACATCGTCTGGATCTTTATGTAAATTAAAACTTGGGGAATTTTTTTTAGATAAAAATGCATGACAAGTTACTGGACCTCTATGATTATACTTTAATTTATATTCATTACATCGATTGTATATCGAGGAATTATATCTTTCCATCCCTTCTATTTTTATAGTAAAATTTTCGTTACGATATAGCTGCTCATAAAAACGAAGGGGGATCTGCTCCCCCATATCGTTTATTGTTGAAATCAAATTTTGTTCGTATAATAGAGGAATATGAATTAATCGAACAACATCATCTATAGAAATCATCTTAAAGAATTACACATTCTACCAATTTAACTTTTGCTGATTCGTTTGTTTCAAGGGAAATTGCAAAACTATTTTGATGATCGCCACCAATAGCTGTTCCATCTGGAGTAGAAACTAATAGTTCTCCTTTTTTAATAGGTCCAAAAACCTTTACAGGAACACGTCCCTTTAACGCTACTGCTTGCCCTTCGCTTTCAGAATTCATTAAATATGCTGGTTTTGTAGAAATAACTCCAATAACTTTTTGAGAATGTAACCAAGATTGTGTTACTTCTGCTCCACCAGTATCCATAGAAACTGTTACAACAGTGCCTGGATCGTAGTTTTTATCTGTTGTGTATTTTTCTGCTAAGTCAGCATATCTCGCAGAAGTAGCAGTTCCAGCGAATATTGATGTTGTTAAAGTATTTGTGCTTGGATTAAAATAAAGACCATTATCTGTTTCTAATTCTTGAGTACCTGTAGTTCCATCAGCAAATGTTAAATATACCGTTTCATTAGTTGTATTATTTGCTATTAAATTTACTGTATTGGCTATTTGAGCGGTAGTTTGCAGTACATTTGTACTTGGATTATAAGATAGGTTTGTATCTGTTTCTAATTCTTGAGTGCCTGCAGTTCCGTCAGCAAATGTTAAATATACTGTTTCATTAGTTGTATTATTTGCTGTTAAATTTATTGATGCAGGTACTGAGGCTAATCCAGTAATTGTATTAGCATTTAAAGTATCAACTGTTAATGTATCAGATGAAAGATTTAATTTTGCAGCTCTAATAGTTGAATTTGCAATATCATCGTTTACAATTGATAAAGCAGTATTAGAAGTAGTAATGGAAATATTTGCATCAGCTGATCCATTAAATGCTACACTTGCGTTACCTGTTGTATCTCCCGTAAGGAAAATTGCTATATTTCTTATATTTTGCAGAACAGTTGCTGTTGCAGCATTACCTGTAACTGACCCAGCAGAACCAGAAACACTACCTGTTACATTTCCTGTAACATTACCTGTTAGATTGGCAGTAATAGTTCCTGCTGAGAAGTTTCCTGAAGAATCTCTTGTTACAACAGTAGAAGGAGTATTTGCACTAGCAGTGTTTAAACCATCTAATAAGTCAGCATCTAAACCAGAACCAGCTCCATCAACTGTCTTAATTTTAGTTAGAACATCTAGAGGCGTATAAGTTGAAGTTTCAACTTTATCGTTGTTTATATTTGTAAAGTTTGCATCGACCTCTGCTAGAGTTAGAGGACTGCCTTTAACTGATCTTAGGGTAACTGTAGCCATTTTTTATTCTTCTTTTTTCCATTTGTTAATTGGACATTCTGACGAGTTTAGGTGCACTTTAAATTTCATAAAACATCCACAACTCTTACATCTTTTTAATAAGTCATCAAAATTTTCGCATGACTTACATATACTATATCTTGCTGATGCTATTTCTTTATCTACTTTCATATTTATTTAAACTACCCAGATTAAGGTTTATCTGGCCAAACAACTGCGTTTGGAAAATCTTCTTGCACAGTAATATCTCTAAGTGCTTGTCTATATGTTATCCACGAAGCTTTATCGATTTCGCTTAACTGAGAATCAGAAAGCTGAGTCCAATCAGATTCTGATAATTTTTTATTTCTGTCGTAACGGATAAACTCAGCTTTCTGCTCATCAGTTGGATTTCCCTCTTGTCCTAGCGCTTGAACCCAATTTTTAGCAATTTCAACAATTTCCGTTGCCTCAGCATCCGTCATTGGTCTTCTGAATGTTGTTCCAGGATCAACTACATAATTTTCTTGTAACTCAAAAACTTCTGTGTATCCAAAACTATGATATTCAAATGACAATGTTGGCTTAAATTGTGAGCCAAAAAACATAACCCCATTAGGATAAAGGTCATTAAAAATAACTCCATTATCTTGAAATCCATCATAATTTAAATGTAATTTTTGCATATCCTCACCCTTAATTTAAAGTTATAAATCCACCAGTCCTACCACCGTTTCTACACTGCATATTTCCACCACTAGTTTGAAATCCATGACTAAACGGACTATTGCCTGAACTGCCTGTAAATTTATTTGCTATGGAAAAGGTCATATTTTGAACTGGTTGAAGTCCACCGTTAATATAAGCTGTAAAAACAGATCCTGTGTAGCCAATTCCGTTTAAGTCTGAAGTGTTAGCACCTATTGAAGAACCTGTTGTGAACGATCCATTTGTATTAGCAGACAATGTTGTACCATTTCCACCGTTTGCTCTAAAATAGAAGTTACTTCCACTAGTATAAATTCCCCAATCTAAGTAATAAATGGAATTTCCAGTCCACTGGGCATTATATTTTACTGTTCCATGAAATATGTTTATACCAATTTGCCCTGAAGATGGAACTGTTCCAACCGTTCCACTCGCACTTGGTTGAACATATGCTCCACCTGCATAATACTCACTTAAAGCATGTGGAGTAGTACCACCAAATTCTGCTGCAATTTGTGATAATGAAAGTTGTCCAGTACTAGGTAATGCCATTTTTTATTCTTCTTTATCTACTTTTATATTTATTTACACTTCCCAAGTTGCATCATGTGGTAACAGTATCCAGTTCGACTCTTCTTCACTCCAAGCGTAAACTTTAAAGTTTTCTCGATCTGACATGTCATCGTCTGGTTTGGGAATTGGAGGATCCCACAAACAAGTATCTTCATTTAAAGTCCAAGATGGAAATGGCTTTGGAGGAATAAATGCATCTCTTCCCGAGTCATAAATACCACCTATTGAAGCATAGTTTTTTCTAAAATTTTCATTATATGAAGTTTGAACCCAATTAGTTCCTTCTCCATATAAGCTTCTACAAAAAGCTATGCCGACTTCTTCTGATTCGTTTCCTTCGATGTCTAAAATATCACTGTTGTTTATAACAATAACAGTTTCTACAATTCCATCTTCTTGTATTTTTGCAAAATGTGCCATATTAATATGTAGTAAAAGTTCCCGATCCTGTAAAAGTATGTATGGTATTTCCACCAGAAGATGTTACTGTTCCTCCTGATGCAGCTTGAGGTCCAGGATAAGAAATAATTACTACACCCGAACCACCCTTACCACCATTATGCCCTGAGTTAGTACAACCACTATTCCAA